CCTGCACCAGAAAAACTAGTCTGACTAGCTGTAGCAGTATAAGTGTGCTTTCTTCTAACTCCAAATTGTGGACTGACTCCTATGTATGGCATATTTACTCCGTTGGTTTACCTGGAAATTTAAAATCTTTATCATTTATTGATTTAAATGTTTTGGTTATATCTCTTAGTTCTTGTCTGTATTTTTTCCACTCTGTATCGTTTGACAAAGTAACATCTCTTGATTGTGTCCAATCTGTTTGAGTCAATAAGTTATTTCGTAAAAATCTTAATTCATCCAAATCTCTTTCAGCTTGACCATCATCCCATTTTTTCTCTTCAGCTTCTAACTCCTCTTGCTCTTTATCAGTAAGTTCAATTTCAATGCCATTTACATTTTTAATTCTATTTTTCATTATACAATACCATATAATTTAAAGATTCCACTAGCTATATCATCAGATGTAGCTTTTATTCTTATTGCATCAATAGTAACTGAATTTGATTCATATGCACCCAAAGATTGAGTCATTATATAATAAGTATCGCCAAACGCCCAAAAGTCACCATGTATGACAGTCCGTCTTGCTCCTCCTAAATTGTGAAACGTCAATGTACCATGACCACCACCTTTATTAGCAGTGTTACTTATTCCATGATAATTGTATCCAGCAAAATCATTAAAATAAGTTACATCTGTTGCTGTCGTTGAACCATTTGTATATGACCTATGCGTTAAACAATTATATTGGCTATCTCCATAATAAGATGAACCTGCATTAGAACTTACTAAAACACGAATATGTTTACCATTAGTTTCTGGAACAAAAGCATCTATTGTAATTTGATATCTTGGGTAAGTGCTATCTAAAACAACACCATTACTACCATTAACAAAATCAACGGTAGCAGTATTACTTGAAATAGTTATTGACCTAAGAAGTTTTCTTGTGCCTGCACCTGTCACAGAGCCACTAAATGCAAATGTATCTGCTAAGTTTATGCCCTCTGCTTGTACTTTTGTTAATGCCATCCGTCACTCCGTTGGTTTCTCAGGAAACTTAAAATCTTTATCCTTCATTGACTTAAAAGTCTTTGTTATATCTCTTAATTCTTGCCTATATTTTTTCCAAGCATCACTCATTGTTACATCACCTAATGCCATATAATCTGTTTCAGCAAGTAATTCGTTTCTTACAGATCTTAATTTTAATAAATGTCTTTCTGCTTTACCATCTAACCATGCCTTTTCTTCAGCATCTTTTATTTTTTCTTCTTCTGCTGTGAATTTTTGTTTTCCACCACCTGCTAATTGATGATATCTAGCCATCTTATATCCTTAATTAAATCCATATAATTTAAATTTACCAGTATGTTGACCACCACTAAATTGAAATAAAATACCTCTACAATAGTAAGCACTATAAGTTCCAGGATCCATACCAACATGAAAAGCAAATGCTTTATGATTAGCATCTTCATCAGAAAAACTACCCTGACCATTAAATGCAACAGGGGCATCTGTAGTATTTACATTTTGTAAAACACCATGAAAAGCTCCTCCCTCTCCAGTAGAGTTACCCATTTCATCAGTTCCTATAACTCCATAAGAACTATTGTAATTTTGCGATCTATATGCAGATGTACTTGAGTTCATACCTAATTGAGTATTTCCATAAGAATGATGGTTACCTGATATAATACTTCCAGCATCTCCACTTGCAGTTGTTGTTAAATAAAATTTAACTTGCATTTGTACTTCATCTGAAGTTAAAGTATGAATTTCATACAAAAAAAGATAGCTATCATATGTGCTATTTATAAAACTATTATTAATAACAAATGTACCATCAGATGTGCTTATAGCTTGGTCTACTAATTTTACTAAAGGACCACCTGTAGGCGATTGAGTAAAATTAACAACACCACCACTTGATATAGAAATAGCATCTGTATCACTTGCACTACCAATATTACCTGCATCAGGTATAACTATATTACCTCCAGGTGTAAATGTGCCACCACCTGTAATTGCACCACTAAACGTACCACTTGTTGCACTCAAAGCACTTGTAGCTGGATGATTAACGGTAGCCACAGTTCTAAATAAATAACAAACAAAAATATTATTTGTTCCGTTTGAAGGTGCATCACTACCTTGAAATGTTAATGTTGTGCCATCACTAACTACATAAGATATAGAGGGTTCTTGTATTACACCATCAACGGATACAAGTATATCTTCATCAGAACCTACAGAATGCTCTAACGTAAATACTTTGTTTGATCCGTTACCAGAAAATCTTGTTGCAGCTTGTGAAGCTACAAATCTATTTCCTACCTGATTTCCTATGTATGACATATTTTATCCTTCACTAATCGTATCAACAAAACTTACCCAACAATTTAATGAAGCGTCTGTGCTAGATTGTACTTTAAGTGCATCACCATTCTGTAAGACTATCTTTGAGCCACCATCTATTAATTCTAATGAACCCCCCACTGGTATTGGTGCTCCTTTAATTAAATAACAATTTAAATCACTACCTCCAGCAGCAGCAGTCTCTATAAAAACATCAACAGTTATTTGTGCAGTGTGTATATTTGCTAATCTTATACCGACAATCGCATCATCGGAATTAGAAGTTACTACTGTTCTAGCAGTTGTTCCTATATCTATATCACTAGTGCTATCTGATGCTACTGCTCTTTCAAAATCTTGTGCCATGTCCTACTCCTATAAAGCTATAGCCATCGCTACAGCAAAACCCTTACCTGCACCTGTTGCTGATGTTAAAACATTATTACCCTCAACTGCTAATACACCAGCACTTGC